CAGTCACAGAATTCAGTCGAACAAACTTGTCGTTACCCCTGCTGGGCGTGTATTCGCTCACAATAATGCCCATCTGACGCAGCTCAAAGATCAATGGTGCACCAGCGGCCTTCGCTTCAATCACACAGGCATCCGGCTCCCACTCCTTGTACATCCGAAACGCCGTGTCCTTGAGTTCTGGAAACTCCATGCGCTTCTTAAAGGCGTCCAGCAGGATCACGTTCACATCATTCGGATTTTCATTCAAGTGAAAAACGCCCCAAGTCGTGCAAGCGGAGTAGTCGTTCCTCTCCCCCTTGGTAAAAGCCGTATCCCAAGACTGGATGACAAACTCACAAGGTGGCGGATTGTCCGATTCCCAGATTTTCCACCAGTCCCTTTTGACCAGTGCACCCTCTTCACCCGTTGGCCGCTGCTGATACTGAGCATTCCACTTCGGAGCCGGCAGTTCTTCCTTCAGCGCTTCAAGTTCTTTGATGCTCCAGTACTCTGGCCATAGTGAATTACCCGAAGGCAGAATCGCCGGCAGTTCAACCACGTCCCACTCAGCATCCTTCTCGCGGGAAATGGCATCCTTGATGGCCCGGCCAATCAAATCCTTCTCCGACCACCGAGTCGCAATGATGATGATTGCCCCATTGGGCTGAAGACGCTGACGTGGACCAGAGGTGTACCACTCATACGCCTTGTCATAGATCGTCGTGTCCCCAGCAGCAGACAAAGCCGCCTCCTGCTCAGTATGTGGATCATCAATGATCACCACATCAGCACCCCGGCCAGTCATCGTACCGCCCACACCAATAGCAAAATATTCCCCGTCATGGTTCGTAGACCACCGTCCCGCCGCTTTCGAGTCCTGTCTCAACGACACATCCGGAAACACTTCAGCATACTGCTCACTCATCACCAAGTTACGGACCTTACGTCCAAACCCGACAGCCAGTTCGCCAGTGTTGGACGCCTGCATCACCTTCTTGCCGGGATACTTTCCCAAGAACCAAGACGGAAACAGATACGACCCAAACTCCGACTTTGTGTGCCGAGGCGGTAGAGAAATAGCCAACCGCTTAATCGTCCCATTGGCCACCCCCTCAAACTTCTTGGCCAGAACAGCATGGTGCCGCCCATGTATAAACCCCGGCCACATCTTCTTTACATACGCCATAAAACTCTCTTGACACTTCTCCCGCTCCAAAGCACGCCTGTACTCATCCATCTGGTGCAAGAACTTCTCCTGCTCCCCAGCCGGTAACTTGGAAATCAACTCCTCAATCTTCTCAATCATTCCAACGTCCTAAAGTTGATGTACACCGGCCGCACAGTCCGACCCCTATTCTTCAACCTCTTCAACACCCCCAACTCCACCAACCGATCAACAATCTCCTTCGTGTTTCCCAACCCCATCTTCCCCCGCGCATACGCAATGTCCCGGTAACTCGGCGAGTACCCAAACTTCTTCCACCACTCATCAATCACTATAAACACTTCCCTCTGCGCTGGACTCATCGCCATCTCCTTACACTCAGCCTCGCTCTTGTCCCGCTTGGCCATCTTCCGGTTGTACACCTGCTCATGTTTCAAAACCATCTCCTCCCACACTGAAACTCTTCAGTATCAAACCGCATACTGAATTTCTTCAGTTTCCATACTGAAACTCTTCAGTACCAAAATCTTTTCCGAAAAAAAATATACCCCCCCCCACCTGCAAAAAAAGCGATATGGGGGGCCTATCGCTGGTTTGAGTGGAATAGTATGTAATGGGAGTTCATGCAACGTCAGCCCACAAAGGCGGGTGGGGGGCGGGTGGGGTCGCTGTCCTGCCAAAAAACGGCGTCATCCTGCACCGCGTCACCCGCTGCACCATCGTCATCCGGCCCCGATTCATCCTGATTGAATACTTCGGCGCTATCATCCTCAGTGTCGGCCCGTGTTTCTTGAGACTCGACCGGGGTTTGCAGTTCGTCAAGTAATGATAAAGCATCAACATCCACCGCTTCACCAGTGTTTAACATGAGCGAGCGCAGTTCGGCCATGATGCGCGCGCGGGTGTCGTCACTACTGGCAATGGTGCGAACCTCTTTGCGCTCAGTGAAAGCCGCCACTTCAGTCACAGTCCCCAGCACCTTGGCCGCTTGCACGCGCACCGCAGCTTTTTCGTCAGGGTTGACGGCCACTTCGCACAGTGTTTGGATGACCAAGGCCCTCAAAGCAGCGGGAGTACGGTATTCCGCAGCCGCTTGGGCCAGCTTTAGCGCCTCTATTTCTGTAGCAATGCCGGGATGGGCCTTCATGCGTGAGGCAGCATCCCCGGCGGTTTTGGGTTTTGCCTTGGGACTGTAGGCTTTGCGGTAAGCACCCGCGCCGGTTTCACCCTGAGCAACGGCCCGAGCAAATGCCCGTTGTTTTGCAGTCAGTTCGCGGGAAACGCCATTGCCTAGTAGCGCATCCAAGGGCATGGTTTCCAACGCTTCCTTGGCTTGCTTGCGGGTTAGTGGTCTTATCGGTGTTTTGGTGTTCATGGGTGCGAATATACAGGAACATGACAAGCACACGCAAGGCCGCAGGGCTTCGCCCCTTACCCGCGCCCAACTTCCACACCGCAGCACCACCAAAACCCCGCCGCGCACCAATAGCCGCACACTATCAAAAACCCAAAACCGATAGAAACAAACAATCGATAAAGTGTTGACAAGTGTAGATAGGTGTAGATAATCTAAACATCAACAACCCGCCCAACAGGAGCAGCATCACACCATGAAACAAAACAAACAACACGCCCAAGCACTTGCCGAAAAAGCCCACTTCCTCTATTCACAAGGCAAACGCGCCGAAGCTTTCAGCACTTACCGCGCCGCGCAAGCCGCAGGCTACAAACCCCCAGCAGTGCAGGAAGCCGAGCAGCGTCAGCGCGAAGCAATCCAAGCCGGTGCACTGGGTTTACTGGTTTTCATTCTGGCCGCCGCCGCAATTGCAGCCCGCGCCGGGTTTTTCTTTTAATCAACAGGAGCAAACAACATGAGCCAATACACAGACGAAGGCTATTCCGGCCGCCGCGATTATCTCGACACCCTAGCCGATGACCTTGGGATTGACCGCGCAACCGTTTACGCGCTTGCTGGGATGCTAGGCCCAAGCGAAGATTTTGACGGCCTAGTTACCGCATTGGAAGACCACGCCGACCAACTCTAAATTTTGGGCCTTGAATATCGCATGATATAAACGCCCAGGACATCATAAGACAAACCACCAAGGACAACACACAATGAACCACGAAACCCAATCCCAACAAATCGCCGCCCGAATGAACCACGACCGCCAGCGCGAAGCAACACCCAGCGCCGCCGCCGTGACCCTCTACACCGCAGCCGCAGCCGCCGCCCTCTACTGCGCCGCCGCTTTTCTTTTCACACTGTAAGGAGCCCAGCGCCATGACCACCAAAGCCCAACAAGTCAAATTTATAGACCGCGCTTTTTATGCGCTTCCCACAATTTCCCGTAGCTGGAGCACCATGCGCGAAGAACTGTTCGACATGAATTTAAAAGCCGAGCGCCACCACCGCCGCAACCGCCCAGCCCCCAAGGGTTTCAGCGCCAACGCAGCCGCCCGACTTTTCACAATCAAACACTTGGCCGAATCACTGGCAGCGCCCGAACGCTACACCGTGGCCGATATTCTTTGCATACGCGCCGAATGTCTGCACGCGCAAGCTTACGCAAACGAACACCGCGCCGAAATTCTCGCAGCATGGACAGCGCGAGGGATTGACCCCGCCGACATCCGCGCTATTGATTACGCCAAACTGATGGAGGATTGAGCCATGCATTACATCCAACGCAAAGACGGCCGCGACCTTGAAACCGTGGACGAGTTCACCACCGCCAAAGAAGCCCGCGCCATGCTGCACGAATACAGAACCGCAGACCCGAGCGCCGTTTATTACATGAGCCGCCGCCCCTGCAAACACTGGAAAGAATGAGAGCCCACACCATGCGCCAATTCAAAGATTTTGAGAGCCTACCCACAACAGCCACGTATTTAGGCAGCACCGAAGGCCCGGACACAATGAGCGAAGCCGTAGCCGACGAAATAGACCGCGCCGCCGAACCCGCATTTTTCAAGGATGAAGACGGAACCCGGCATTTTTTCGAGCTTGCAACATGGAGCGCCACACAATGAGACAGCACCCCACAAAATGGACAGTTCTCTACCCCAATGGGAGCCGCAGCCACCACAGCAGCGAAGAAGAAGCCCGAGCCATGGCCGTATTGCACGGAATCGGTCTAACCCCACCACTCTACCGCCACGAATGAAAGCCCCGCCATGATTTACACAATCACCAGCAGCACAGGCAGACAAAAGCAAGCCATCACCATAGAAGCCGCACTGTGTCACGCCGTTTTAATGATTTATTGCAGCGACCGCGACCGCGCCGCCGCCCGTGAAAACCTAGAGCAAGGCAAACCCGCCGATATTGTTTACGGGTTCAAGAGCGTAACCATAACCCCAGAAGAGGAGCCCCAGCCGTGACCACCGAAGAAACCCGCGCCCGAATCAAACAGCAAGCCGCCGAGATGCGAGCCGAAATCGAAGCCCGAGAGCAACGCCGCCGCGCAGCCGAAGCCACGCCCCCCGCTTACCTAAGCCACAGTGAGGGTAAATTTAGGGTAATCGCGCAGGGTATGCCCCTATGCGCCGACAAAGCCACCGCAGCCGAAGCCACCGCAGCCGCCACCGCGCAGCGCGTCAAACTTGCCCCGGTCTACTGGGACGGCGACAGCGCCGAATGGAAACCCATCGAAGGAGTCACAGCATCATGAACGACCGCCCACCACTGACACCCGCCGAAGCAATCCAAACCGCCGAGCGACACGCCAAAACCACGCGCCGCCCCTATATCGTGACCGAGCGGCCCCGAGTATTTGCCGACACCGAAGCAAACCGGGCACTGGCAAAAATTTCAGGCGAAGCGATTGTTTACACCGCGCCCCGCAATCCATCGAGGAAATAACGCCATGACAAAAGACGAACGCGCCACGTTTGACGAACTATTGCACCAGCTTTGCACCGCGCTGCCATTTGTGGAGGATGCCGAAGCGGACGAGTGCTTTAACCCCGCGAAGGTGCGGAAAATAACCCGCGACATACGCGCCACCATCGAGAAAGCCGAAGCCCTGCGAAAGAGTCAGGCTATCGAAACCGCGTAATTGATAGAGAAAATCAATCACACACACGCCCAAAAATATAGGTGATACATTCATAATCAACCTATCATTTCAAACCATCGAAGGAGTCAGACCATGAAGCAAAACGAAATCCACGCCGAAGCATTGACCCGCGCACAAACCGGGCAAAGCATGACCAACTACCCCGACATTTTTCGAGGGTTTCTGGACAAAGGGATTTCCATCGAGGAAATAAAACCCCGCGAAAACGTGTTGACGTTCAACGCATGGAAAGCCCTTGGGCGCACAGTCAAAAAGGGTGAGCATGGGGTGAAGGTGTTCACGTTTGTGAAAGCAAAGAACAAAGACAGCGGAGAGGAATACTCACGCCCACACGCGACAACAGTTTTCCACATCAGCCAAACCAATCCCCTTAACTAATCCATCGAAGGAGTCACAGCATGAAATTGAAGGTCTACCCCAATGGATACGCCACCATCGAAAAAGAGGGCTATCTATACATCGTGAAGGTTTACGTAGGCACAGAACTACACGACAAGGTGCGATGCGACACACGCAAAGCCGCACAAGAATATTTCAGGGCATTTGCAGCCATTGCAAAGAACGCTTAACCCATCGAAAGAGAAACATCATGAACACCGCATCCATTGGTTTTATACGCAAAGACGGAGACTTTCAAATACTCGCAACTCTCAGCAACAGCGAAGGGTTAATCGGCACACCCCGATTTATTTCCATCGTTGAAACGCTGCGCCAGTCATTGCAAGCCGCCCAAGACGAACCCTTAGAAGTTTTGGAACGCGAAGACGCGCCCGACTACGTGACCATCGAAACCGCATAACCCATCGAAGGAGAAACGCCATGACAGCAACAAACCGACTTGCAGCCTACCGCGCCAAAGCCGAACAGTATCGCGCCAAGCAGCCCCAGTATGCCAATGGGCACTACGGAACTTGGAGGGCATGGGTCAAAAAACCCATCGGCCAGAAGTCTTGCAAACGATTCGGAACCTACGACAACGGAGCGGGTATGTGGCTAGACAGTCACGACGATGCGCCGGGTTTCAGAACCATGAAGAAGGCCCACGAACTACTCAAACTACGCCACATCGGATGGTTCACAGACCACGATGGCTGCGAGACAGCAATCGGCACAGTCAGTGTGCTACGCCTTGGGAAATGGGCCTACGCAGTGCCCGGATACACCCATTCAGACATGGACAGCGACACACTGCGACTTGACGATGCCCAACGCATCCTTGCGAAGGACGCATGGGATGAGAGCGGATACGAAACCGAAGCATTGGAAGACATCATGCGCGATGTGGCCCATGCCGCCGACCACCTTGCAGCGAAGTATGCCGAAGACTGCAAAGAGGGAGAAACAGAATCATTGGCCGAGAGCCGCGTCGAGCAATACCGCGACGACATTGCCACAGCGCGAGAAGCAATCAAGGAACTCATTCAGGAAATCAAACAACATGGCAAAGCATTTAGCCCAGCCATTTGCAACACCCTGCGAAAGAAACTCAGGGACGAATGGCAGTCAGTGCAGAACTGGCGCGAAGGCATCAAGGAATTGAGTGCCAGCCCATACATGGTTCACGAATACAAATAATCCATCGAAGGAGAAACATCATGCCGAACTGGTGCAACAACATTTTGACAATCAGCAGCGAAGACACCGCATTTATTGACCGCATTGAAGCCGCCTACAAAAATGGCGAACTACTGCAAACCCTCAGACCGCAACCCGACTACCCCGGATACAGCGACACCGAAATTAAGGGAAGTGGGATGCCCGACTGGTGGAATTGGCGCGTAGCCAACTGGGGCACAAAGTGGGATGTAGGCGGTGACGACTGCGATTCAACACGAATTGACCCGAACACCATCACGTTTAACTTTGATACCGCATGGTCACCGCCATTGGCAGCACTAGAGGGCAGCGAAGGATTCGACTACGAAATCCAATACTGCGAACTTGGCATGAACTTTGTTGGCGAAGCCTATCGAGAAGGTGACACAGGGTTTGATGTGACCTACGAAATTGGCGAACAGCCCGACTACTTGACAGAACTTTTCGGAATCACCGAAGAAGAATACTACGAAGAAGACATTGCCACCGACGACACACGTTCTTATGGCCCACAAGGAGCATCAGCATGAAGACACTACCAATCACAGTCCCAACCCAATACAAGGCTTGCATCATTGCCCCAGTCCCAAAGAAGGGAGGGTTTGATGTGTTTGAATCTCATGGCCGATGGTTCCACGTTCAAACCCAGAAGCAAGCAAAGTGGTGGGCAGCAATCCATACCCGCCTTGAGAATGAGTTCAATGCCCGGATGACTAAGGCCATACCGACACCCCGCGAAGACCACACACCGAAGGAGAAGGCATGAACTACGACGAAGTGCAATGCCCTCACTGCGCCTATGTGTGCGACATCGGCGGCCTCATTGGAGAAACCACCGACGACTGCCCAAAGTGCGGCGGCCGGGTTTTGGGCAACGAAGTGGAATCGCCCATCGAACAGACGGCCACTACCTAAACCCTGCGAAGGAGTGACGCCATGAAATTCATTGCTACCATCGAGAGAAAGGGCATACGATTCGACATGGAGTTCGACGCCCAATCCCGCGAAGAAGTTATTCGCCCACTCATTCAGAAAATGCAAGAACATGACACAACCGATGGACAAAAAACGCGACTCATATCCCTCCGTGAGTCCATCGAGAGGATTGTTCTTGATCTACCTGATTGAGCACGAAGACGGAACGCTCAGTGTGCTATCCGAATCGGTGGGCAAAGCACCGAATGCGAGAGCCCTCGGCATTGACTTGATGATGACCCTCGAAGAAGTCGCATCGTTCAGTGCCGGGAACATTCGCATCCAGTCTCACCACCAGTCACCCTCGTATCAATGAGCACAAAGAACTGGCCGACTTGAAAGAGCCCAGCCTTCTTTGTGTGTCGTTGAAGTCCTCCCCCTCCACATCACTCATCCAGAACGGCCAGCCAATCTTCTTGGCCGTGTTCTCCCCGACTTTACTGACATCATTGTCGGCAACCACATAGCCCTGCGAAAGAGTCTCGGCCACCTTAATCATGTTCCCCGCAGAGAAGCAAACGTGCAGCGTGTATCGCCGCTTCATGGCCTTCAATGCAGCCCGGATAGACAGCGCCGTGGCGTATCCCTCGCAAAGGATATGCGGCCCCTTGTTGTCGAACGTGAAGGCTGCACCCGCTGTGCGCTGACCGAACAGAAACTTCTTCTCACCCTCGGGCGTAATAGTCTGACACCCTACGAGCAAACCATCGACGCGCATGGGCACGACCAGATAGTCCACCTTGTCCTTCGTCCACACGTTGCCATACTCATCATCGAACCCCTTCGACTTGAGGTATGGGTGCTTGGCATTGACCGACTGCTTGAGAATGTAAGCCGCCTTGTTTGCTGCCTCGACCTGCATCCTCCTTCGACGGGCTTCAGCTTTGCGCTGCTCATCGAGAATCTTCCTCATGTCGATCTTGACTTCGGCCTCGTTGTGCCAGACGCTGATCTCGGTTTGCATCGCGTGGTTCTGAACGAAGGCATGAGTCCCCATGAACTTCACCGCACCGTTGCGCTTGTGCGGATGGTCTTCTGTGGGGTATCGCTTCCATACACCGATGGGCGGGTAGCTTTGCAGGACGATGCCGTGCAATCTTGCGAAGGCAAAGAAATCCATCACTGTGCCATGCCCTTCTGCTTACCCTTGAGGTAGGCAATGATGCGTGACCTGACGAACTTCTCAAACTTCAGATCGGGGTAACTCGGCGTATCAATCAAGCCCTTCGGCCAGACACCGAACTTATCCCGGTAGGTGTGCGCTGCTCGGCCCGGAGCCCAGCCCTCGTTCTGCACCTTGTGCTGGCACATCGACCAGAAAGCTTGCTTGGCATCTCGCGTGGCCCCAGCTTGCA